ACGTGTAGGTGATACTCGCCTCGGTGACGACCGATCGGACGACCGCCGCATTCTGCCAGGCTCGCAGTTGCTCGATTGAACGGTCCCGCGTCTCGGTTACGCCGTCCTCGTGCACATAGCCGAGGTCGTTAAAGTCAGTAAGTGGAGAAACAGCGTCAGTCGGTGCGGTAGCCGACGTGTCGCCGACGGACACAGCGCCGGTAACCGCGACCCGAACATTGTCAGCATTGAGCGCCATAGGTGCCCTCCAAAAACGATTGGTGGTAGCCGCCGGCGCGGATCGGCGGAGATTTGCTAAACAGACTTGCCGCGTATAAAAACCTGCAACTCAAACACGTAACGCGGCTGATTGGACACTGGATCCGGCAGGTTGCCAGGCCCGCCGATCTCGGTAACACGATAAACGGTGTGCCCGTCAATGACCTGGCCACGCAGCCGATATAGGAGCGCAGAGCGTGTCACCTGCGCCAGATCATGGGCGTCGGCGTCGCTCTCGCCCCACACCTCTACGCCGATTTGCGGCGCATCGGTAACAGCATTCGCGCGCGGCCCGCCGTGGCGGCGGACCGTCACGAACCGGGGCGGCCGGGGGTTGGGCACCTTGTTACTGACCGGCGCGTCAATCTCGCCACGCAGCCAATTTGCTAACAGCCTCTCGGCGTCGCCGAACAGCACCGCGTCAGACACGGTCATTTTCTCCCGGCGTCGAGTGCCCGAGTCAGCGCGCGATGCCTCGCCTCAGCCTCGCGAGCTTTGGCCGTAGCGGTGATGACGCTTGCGCGTGCTCGACCAGTGCCGACCATTGCTGATGCCACCATCCCGTCGCCCGCGCGCTGCGCGATCGCCTCGGCTCGCCGCCGCATATCGCGCAGCACCTCAGGCGACCTAAGAAGTTGTCGGATGCCCCTGCGATTGAGCACGATCCGACTCCGGGCCACCTCTACCCCTCCGCCCGCCGAACATCAACAACGACGCCCGCCGCCCAGCCTGTGAGCGGCGAGATCCACACCTGTGGTTCACCCTCGACCTCCCATGTGCGGCCACGCACCTCTAACCGGTCGCTCGGGAGCACATCGACGCCGGGTGGGCCGTAGAGGGTGAGACCGGTGATGACGGTGTCACGGCCGGCCTCGCGCGGCTCGGTGGAGGTCCGGGGTGCCACACCCCATCGCCCCATAGGGGTCCGTTCGGCGCGCGCCCAGTCTCGGATTTGGTTGCCGTAGCGGTCCGTGGTGATTGGGGCCCGGATACGGGTCACAGGCTCGCCGTACGGGTATCCCACCATTGCTGCCTATTCTGCGTAGATCGGCTTGCCGGCAATATTTGCCCCGCACGAACAATAACTTGCGCCGAAAATGAGGGCGCAGATCGGCGAGTGATACGGCATCAATCCCGGCGCGGTGTCGATCGCGAATGCGACACGCTGCCCCGTTGTACGGCATAGGGCTTGCAACGAGTCGATCTCGCTTGGCCACAGCCGCCACCCACTCCGCCGACGATTATCGATCGTCTGCGAAAATGGCCCGGCCACTTGTTGCACAATCGCGCCAGAGCCGGCATCAACCCACCTTTTAATCGCGCCGATCAAAATCAGTTTGGCCTCAGCCAACTGAGAAGCCGTTGGCGGCGGATCAGTTGATGCCAGGCACGGCGCGACACGAGCGGCCGCGGCATTAGCGCCAGCGATCATCGCATCAATAACGTCGATATCCCGGAGGTTTTCCGGGAGATCCTCGATAGCGATGATCGCTGGCACATCATCAGCCATTGGTGACTACCTCGCCACACGCCGAGCTCGTGTCTCGACCGGCCGTGATGGCTCATCCCCGCCGGCCTTGCCCCATCCCTCAGATGTTTTCGCGAGCAATCGCCCGGCAGTCACCGTATCCACCCTCACCACCGCGCCACGCGCATTTTTGAGCGTTACCAGCTCGGTCATTAGTCCTAACCCTAACCCTCGTCCACCTCTTCAATGATCGCGAATCGGTCGGGGAAAACGTACCAGCCGTACACCATTTCGAGGCGTAGAGCGATCTGGTTACTGCGTTTTAGATCACCATTCCCGTCCGGGTCACCGTAGCGGATGATCTCGACTGGCAAGTCGCGCTGAATTCCCCACCGGATGCCGTCCCTGAAATCGCCGACGATCGCCCGGATCTTGGTATCGTCCGCCTCAGGCTGGCCCGACACCGTGTCGCTTACCGACGCCGCGACTCCTCCGAAATTCGTAATTTCGACCCCAAGCCCAAGCTCAGGGTACTTTTTACGGCCATCGTCGTAACGCGCATTGGCAAGGGTCCATGCGTAGGCCGTGTCGAAAGCGATTCCGGTAACAGGCTTTCGGTTGGTAAGCAGCAGACCGACTGCTGTCTCGATATCGACATCGGGGTTAGAGCTCGCGTTAACCCGCAATGTCGTTGCCGTGAGGTAGTTAGTCCAAGAATTGATGACCTGGCCAGTCAGCGGGTTGATCCGATGATAGACGCCCAGGTCAAGGGCGCGGGCGAGCGCCTGCGCGCCAGCCGTTGCCAGCTCGGTGAGCACGCCAAGCTGATGATCCTGATCGGCCCACTCGACCTCGGCCGAAAAACGCATGGTGACCTGCGCCTTACGCGGCACCGCGGTTACCACGCCGAAAGCGCCCGACGTGCTCGATTTCTGCGCGCCCTCCGCCACAAATTCCGCCCTCGGCGTCTCGGTAAACGTGATGATATCGACGTCACCGAATTTCATGGGCTCGCTATTAGAGAGCGCGGCGATGGTCGACCCACGCTGCACATCTCTGACCATCTCGCTCGCAATCTGACGCGGCATCAGCACCGCGGCGTCAGACGAAGTAAAAACAGCCATTATTCACACTCCTACGTACGTCCGGCATTCCCGGGAAATAGCGCTTCCAGGGTCCGCCGAATTTCATCCTCAGGTGTAATCGGAGGACGCGGGTTTGCACCCTCTAGCGGGACGAAATTTGACAGGCGCTGGGTTTGCTCGACAAAGCGAAACGCCTGCCTAAGAAGCGTTTCCGGATCATTCGCTGCCAGAAACAGCTCTGCGTCTTCGTCACTGATCCCGTGGATTGTGACGATGTACTTTCGCAGTTGCTCCGCGACTTTTTGCGGGATGCTCGCAAGCTCGGCCTCGGCCTTCTCGGCACGTTGCTTGGCCTCATCAATCTGTTTCGCGAGCTCGTCGGCCTGTGCGGCCTTTTCCTGTAGGCCGGCGATCCGGCTTCGCTCCCGCGCCAGCCGCTCGCCAATAATCCGGTTAACGTCCTCCTGGGTAAGGTGCTCTTTCCTGCCGTCGCCGGGCGGCGTGTCCCGGGTCGAGTTTCCGCCGTTATCGGCAGGAACAATGCTCGTATCGCTCATTCATACCTCCCATGACCGCGCATTAACCGCCGCGCGTGGGCGTAAGCCTAATTGACACCAAGCTGCTCACGCATCGAACTTAATATTTCTCTCGGTTCCCCGCTTGCCGCCTCGGCGCGCGCGTTGACATATTCCTGACGATATCGATTAACATCATAGGGCTCGGTCTGGCCCGGCCAAACCGGAACCGGGATACACCAACACCGATCATGGTATTTGGCCTGCGTGCGTCGCCGATATGCGGCGGTCCGATACGACCGGTACACCGCGCCGCGCGATGCCAGCATGCGGCAAAACGCACACGGGCTCGGCCCGCGAGGCATCCGCGCCCACCGCACCCCCGATTGCTGGTCACGCTCGACATTAATCGCGATCGTGTCTCGGGCGCCCTGCGCAATCAGACGCTGAATCGCGCCGGCAACGAGCTGTAAGGCGCGACGATCATCCGGCTCAGCCGCCCATAGCGGCCCGGCCGCCCACCGGGCCGTCGCTTCGACCTGCTCCGCCGGCGGCGGATCGGCGACCACGGCCCGATACCGGCCAGGCGCACCAGCCGCCTCGCGGAGATCGTCATACCAATCAGCCGCGACCGCCCCCGCCGCGTCAGCGTACCGCTCAACAAGATCGGGCAAGTGTGCCGCGAGGGCGTCCGTGCTCGCCCCAGGGGCATCGGCGATAAGCTCACCCCATCGCCCCGCGAGCTCACGGTATGCTACGGCGACGATGTCGCGGAGCGTGCGTTCTAGGGTGGCCACATCATCCGGCGACGCCACCTGCGTCAGCCTCCGCCTTAATCTCGACGCGGCGAGCGAACAAAGTCAATGTGACCCGCACCAGCTCGCCACCGTTGATAGTGATGCCGTGCACGATAACGGGCTGGTCAGCCGGGCAGAGCAAACTCTGACCATTGATTCTCACATCATTCGGCACGATCATTGATTCACCAGCCGAATCTCCGATCAGCCCCTGGCGCCGCTCAACGATTTCGATAACGGCTCCGCGCGCTTCTGACATGACCTCTCCTATGGCGGGCATGCGGGCTTAGGCATCGGCAGGCCCGAGCCCGCATACGGGCCCGCCGATACGACATCACAGAGCGTACGCTCTAAGGTGGCCACATCATCCGGTGACGCCACCTGCGCCGGCCTCCATCGCCGCGACCTCGGGCTGCTCGCGGGCCATCGCCGCGGCCGTTGCGATGGCGTCGAGGCGGCGAGCTGCCTCGGCGCGGCGCCGCTCGGCGAGCGCCCGCGCGATCTGCTGTTCGTCGAGCCCTAGCAGTTCAAGCCCCACCTCTGTCTCAGCCAGCCACGGCACCGCGGCAATCTGTTTGACCCCGGCGTCGGCCGCCGCGGATCGCGACAGATACCTAGGGTTGCGCCAACGCGGCGCGATGGTGGCCCACTCAGGCGGCACAGCCCGGATAGGAATGTTGTTCGCCATCGCGAGCGCCCGGA